CAGAAACGGGCCTGGGGGGCGCTGAGGGTGGCGCCGCCGACGGCGAAAACCCCTTCGAGTAAGGGGCCCACAGCAAGCGACCTCCGAGATCTCAGCCTCTCTCCGGAGGTCGCTTCCTACCTGTGCGACTACGGGTATCCGCGCGCGGATGGCGTGGTGCGCAAGGTTTCGCTGACGGAACTGCGTAAATTGGTGCCTCCGGCAATCAAAACGCCGGAGCCGAGGCTTGTTAAGGGCGCTGTTTTCGATGTCGCGCGCGTCGATAAGGTCATCAGGGCGTTCACGAAGCTCGTGCACACGCAGGGCAAGTGGGCCGGTCAGCCGCTCCTGCCGGACCTGTGGCAGATCGCCTACATCCTGGCGCCGGTGTTCGGGTGGACCCAGTTCGACACGGATGCGGGCAAGTGGGTCCGGATCATCCGTGAGCTGTACGTCGATATCCCCCGTAAGAACGGGAAATCGACCCTGATTGGCGGCATTTCGGTCTACATGCTGGCCGCCGACGGCGAGATGGGCGCCCAGTGCCTGACGGCGGCGACGTCCAAGGAACAGGCCGGGTTCGTGTTCGCGCCGGTCAAGGCCATGGTCAAGAAGGCCCCGGCGCTCAAGGGCCACGTGACGGCGCTGGCCTCGTCGGTGATCCATGCCCGCACGGGCAGCTATTTCAAGCCGATTGCGAACGTTGCCGACGCCCAGCACGGGGCGAATATCCACCTGGGGGCGGTGGATGAGCTGCATGTGCACAAGTCGCCGGACCTGGTGGAGGTCATCCAGACCGGTATGGGGTCGCGTGACCAGCCGCTGTTCGTGGCGATCACGACGGCCGACGACGGCAAGCCGAACACGATCTATGCCCGCAAGCGCGACAAGATCGAGAAGCTTGCCAGGGGCACCCTTAAGGACCAGTCGACGTATGGGGTGATCTGGTGTGCCCCGAAGGACGCCGACCCGTTCTCTGAGGCGACGCAGCGGCTCGCGAACCCCGGTTTCGGGGTGTCTCCGACCCGCCCTTACCTGGCGTCGGCGGCCCGGGATGCCCGTTCGTCTCCGGCCGTCCTGGCGAACTACAAGCGGCTGCATCTCGGGCTGCGGACCAAGCAGCGCACCGAGTACATCTCGCTGACGTCGTGGGCGGACTCGGCTGGCATGGTGGTCGAGGAGAAGCTTGCCGGGCGCAAGTGTTTCGGCGGGCTGGACCTGTCGTCTGTGGAGGACTTGTCGGCGCTGTGCTGGGAGTTCCCGGACGGCAAGGGCGGCGTGGATGTCCTGTTCCGGTTCTGGTTGCCTGAGGCAAAGGCCGTGTCACTGTCGGAGCGGACGGCCCGCAACTCCGACGAGTGGGTGAAACAGGGGTTCATCACGCTGACGCCGGGCAACGTCATCGACCTGGATTTCATCTACCAGACGATCGTTGCCGACGCCGCCAAATTCGATGTGAAAACTCTGGGGTTCGACCGGTGGGGTGCGAACCCGCTCGTGACCCGTTTGGTTGACGACGGCATGGTTCCGGTTCCCCGGGGGCAGGGTTATGCGACAGCATCCGCGCCCCTGAAGGACATTCAGCGGCTCGTACTGGGCAAGCGGTACCGGCACAGCGGCAACCCGGTGATGATCTGGATGACCGACAACCTAGCCGTGGCGATGGACCCCTCGGGTAATGTGAAGCCAGACAAGGCGAGCTGTGCCGAGAAGATCGATGGATGGTCGGCCGCCGTCAACGCGCACGGGGAGTCCATGGACAACGCGGCAGCCGAAGCACCGCCGGAAGCGCATGCTCATCCGGCCGCCCTGGCCGTCAACGACCTGTCTGACCGTGACTATGGCGGCATTGAAACCGCCGGGTTCTGAGGGGGTGCGCTGTGTCTATTGCTCCAAGCAACGAACTCGGCTACATGAACGCTTTCTGGGGCGCCCTGGAGTACGAGGAGACCCCGGAGCTGATGTGGCCCCGGTCGGTCGAGGTGTACGACCGGATGCGCCGCCAGGACGCCCAGGTGGGCTCTGTACTGCGGGCCGTGACGCTGCCGGTGCGCCGTACCGCGTGGCGAGTCGACCCGAACGGGGCCCGCGATGAGGTTGTGGAGCACATCGCGGACGATCTGGGGTTGCCGATCGTCGGCGAGGAAGGTCAGCGGAAGAAGCGGCGCGGCCGGGACAGGTTCTCGTGGAAGGAACACTTGCGCCTGTCTCTGCTCATGCTTGCCCATGGCCACAGTTTCTTCGAGCAGCAGTACCGGCTGGAGACCCTCAAGCCGGGCGGCACGCACCTGCAGAAGCTCGCGTGGCGGCCTGCCCGCACGCTGTCGGAGCTGAAGGTTGCCCCTGACGGTGGCCTGCTCGGTATCCGGCAGTTCGGCAACGACAAGCTGATCCCTACCAGCCAGCTCGTTGCCTACGTCAACGAACGCGAGGGCGGCAACTGGCTCGGGCAGTCACTGCTTCGGACCTGCTACAAAAACTGGCTCATCAAGGACGATCTGCTGAGGACCGATTCGCAGACGATCCGCCGTAACGGCATGGGCGTGCCGGTCTACACGAGCTACCCGGACGAGGCGGTCAAGGACCCGGGCCTGACCAAGGGCCTGCTGGTGGCCAAGTCGTTCCGGGCCGGTGAGACGGCCGCCGCCGCCATCGACAACGGCGCGACGCTGGAACTGATGGGGGTCAAGGGCACGCTGCCGCAGGCCCTGCCCTCGATCCGCTATCACGACGAGCAAATCGCCCGCGCCGTACTGGCGCACTTCCTCAACCTGGGCACCCAGACCGGCTCGTGGGCCCTGGGAGCGACGTTTGAGGACTTCTTCACCATCTGCCTGCAGACCGTCGCCGACGACGTTGCAGACGTCGCCACACAGCACGTGGTCGAGGACATCGTTGACCACAACTGGTCTATCGACGAGGGCGCGCCACTGATCGTGTGTGACGAGATCGGGTCACGGCAGAAGCTCACCGCACAGGCCCTCAAGATGCTCATCGAGGCAGGGGCGTTCTCGATGGACCCGACGCTGGAGTCCTCGCTGCGGCAGCAGTACGGGCTACCGCCGCGCGACCCGAGCGCACCGATCAAGCCGCAGCCGGACCCGGTCGACGACAATGTTGACGATGCCCCCGGCAACGAGAGTGGACAAGGAGGTAGCGGAAATGCCCAAGTTGACTGACCACGAGACTCAGTTGCTGAAGAACGTTGACGACAGCAACAGTTGGTACCGGATCGATGTCGTGAAGGCGGCCAAGGGGAAGCCTGCCAAGGCTGAGGTGTACGTCTACGACGAGATCTCGCCGTGGGGCGTGTCGGCACAGCGGTTCGCCGACGAGCTGAAGGGCCTGGACGTCAACGAGATTGACCTTCACGTCAACTCGCCGGGCGGCTCGTTCCACGACGGTATCGCCATCATGAACAACCTCCGCAACCACAAGGCGAGGGTCACCACCTACGTGGACGGCCTGGCCGCGTCGGCCGCCTCCCTGATCGCCCTCGCTGGCGACGAGGTGGTGATGGCCAAGGGGTCGGAGATGATGATCCACGAGGCGTCGGCGATTGCCCTGGGCAAGGCTGCCGAGATGCAGCGGACTGCCGAGCGGCTCAACAAGCACAACGCCTCGATGGCGCAGATCTACGCCGACAAGGCGGGCGGAACACCAGAGGAATGGTGGGACGCGATGCGCGCCGAATCGTGGTACACGGATACGGAAGCCGTCACGGCGGGCCTAGCGGATAGGCTGGACGCGACCGCGAAGGAAGAAGAAGTTGTTGCCGCGCGCACCAAATTCGATTTCTCCGTTTTCGCTCACGCTGGCAGGGCCAAGGCGCCTGCCCCATTCACCCCGACGGCCGAGCCGCCGGTCAAGAAGGAAACCGAGGAGGGACAGGACATGCCTACGAAGCAGCTGGTTGCTGTAGCAACGGCGCTCGGCGTGAAGGATGCGGACAAGCTCGCCGACGACGACGCCGTGGCCAAGGCGATCGAGGACCACCGGGCCGCCGAAGCCAAGGCCCTGAAGGACGCCGAGGACAAGGCCGCAGCCGAGGACAAGACCGGTGACAAGCCGGTCGTGACGAACGCGAATCTGCCCAAGGGGTTCATGGTGGTCGACGAGGCCACCATCGCCGATCTCCAGACGTCCGCGAAGCGCGCCGACGCCGTCGTCAAGCAGATCGACGAGCGTGACCGCGAGAGCGCCCTGGACGAGGCCGTTGCCAAGGGCAAGATCCCGGTATCGCGCCGTGAGCACTGGGCCAGCTACTGGGACAGCGACAAGGAAGGCGCGAAGGTCGCCCTCGCCGCACTCCCGGCAGGCTTGGTCCCGTTGGAGCCGATCGGGACCGGCGCCGACTCCGACAGCGACCTGGACGCGGACTACCGCGCCCTGTACGCGAACGAGGTGAACTGACATGCCGGATTACATCCCCGTCACTCAGGGCGTGGACCCCTTCACCAGCACCGCGTCGGCCACGATCGTTGGTGGCCAGCTCGTTGAGGTGACCGGCGTCAACACCGTCGGCCCGGCCGCCGTGAACTCCGTCAAGGCCGTCGGCGTGGCAGCCCACGACGCGGCCATCGGCGCGACCCTGACCGTGCACCCGATCGTCGGCAATACGCACGAGACGGTGACCCCGGGCGGGTCCGCGTTCGGTGACCGCCTCGCCTGTGCCGCCGCCGGAACCGTCGCCACCGGTGTCGCCGGGACGCTGGCCGCCGCCGGTACCGATATCGGCATCGCCCTCAACACGGCCACAGCGGGCAACAAAGTCCGCTGGACCGGTCGCTGATCTCCCGAAAGGAGCTGAAACACCATGCCTGGTGCGTTTCCTGCGGCAGCCCCCACCCTTTCGGGTGACGTCCTGTCCGTCAGCCGGTTCCTCCAGAACCCGGCCAACATCGCCCGTCGTCTCCGCACGTTCCGCGAACTGCGGTTCGTATCGGACCAGTTGCTGACCGGCCGGTTCCGCGTTGTCGGTGGCGCGATCCTCTACGAGCAGAGCGAATCGCAGCTCACCGACCGCCCCGTGGAGAAGGTCGGCCCGGGTTCGGTCTACCCCAAGGCGCAGGTCGCCCAGTCGACCGCCGCGATGGCCGCCGTTGCCAAGTGGGGCCAGTCGACGTTCATGGCCGATGAGGAGATCAAGCGGAACGTGTTCGGCGGCGCTGCCGTTGACCGCAACCTCCGCAAGGTCGTCAACTCGATCATCAAGCAGGTCGACGGCATCACCATGTCGGCGATCACGTCGGCCGTCACCAACACGTTCAACATCACGGCCAGCTCAGGTATCGCGTGGAACCTGGCGAACGCCCTGTTCCTGCGGGACATCCTGCGGGCCAAGGCCGGGATCGTGGCCCTCAACCAGGGCTACCTGCCGAACGTCCTGGCGCTCAACGACGTGCAGTATGCGTTCC